CTACAAAACACAAAGGACTTCCAAAAAAAGTAGAACAAGCACTTCGTGAAAAAATCAGAACAATGGTTGAGGATTATGTTGAAAGTTGTGGTTATGTTGTTTCTGCTAAAGACCCTAATTATAAATTAAAATCACCTGGTGGAACCGGAGAAGAAGATAGAGAATTAAAAGACGAAGGTTTTGGTGGAGAATTACCTAAAACAGAAAAGAAAAAATTTGAAAAAGAAAGATTAGAAAACGCAGAAGTATTGGGTTATACATTAACCGGAACAAAAGATTTAAAAGAAGCGTCTACATTAACCTTGAGAGGTAAAAATGGTAAATTAGTTGATGTTCCAAGAAAATATGCCAGTATAATTAGTGCAATTGATAGAGGAATGTCAAAATTTAATCCACGAGGAGTTATGTTTGGACATAGAAAGTATCACAAACTAAAACCAAATGATGAATATAGTGGTTCAATTATTTTAAAAAATCCTTTATCTAAGAAAGATATTAGTGATGTTATGAAACAACTTAAAAGAATAAGTAGTTCTATTAGATTTAAATTTGAAAAAGTAACATTCAATTCAGACAGAAATGAACCATTTATAGAATTTAGGATAAAATCAAAACAATTTAATGAATCAATGAATCCATCAGCAGTTAAAAAGATGAGAGCTGAATTTGAAAAGACAGGTCAATTACCACCACATTTAAAAAAGTTCGCATTAGATTTAAAAATTTTGAAAAAGAAACATAAAGTTAAAAATATAGTAGTTCCAGGTTTAGAGTGGATGTCAGATATGAAAGAACAATCAGTTCCAGGTAATTTTGACAAAGCATTAGGTAAATTAAAATTTAATCAGTTCACACCAACAAATGTAAAAAGAATATCTAAAAGATTTAAAGTTGATTACAAAGACGCAGTTGAATGGATTAAACTAAATCACGTGATTAATGTTGCGGACAAACCAACAATGGCAGAATCAATCAACGAAGACGGACATACTGATGTCGCATCAGCAAAAAGAAAAGTAATGATTATGGTTGATGATAGTAATAAACTACTAAACAAATTAAACGGAATGAACAAAGAAGATTCATTACCAAGTTGGTGGTCAGACAAAATTACTTTATCACAGAATTATTTAGAAAAAGCAACCAATTACTTATTGAATCCAGTTGAATCAATAAATGAAGCAAGATTAAACCCTAAAGAAACAATACAACAATTAGGTGGTAATAGATTTCTTTATATGGTAGGAGCAAAAAATTTAGCAGTAGATAAGTCAAGAAATGAATTACATATGAAAATTATGAGAAACGCAAAAGGTGTATCGCATGTCGTTGTTAGATTAACATCATTGGATTTATATGATATGAAATTTTTATCAATAAGAGCTGGTAAAATAAGAGTTAAAGCTACTGAAAAAGGAGTTTATGGAGACCAATTAGCTACCTTCTTCAAAAAACACACAGGTTTAAACACAAGATTATAGAAAAATTTAAAAACTTTATATTTATTAACGAGGAAAAAATATGTCAAAACAAATCAAACTAAAAAACTTATTGAAAGAACACTCTTTCTCACTAGCGGGTGGTGTTGTTTCACAAAATGCATTTCACAACGATATGTCTTTATCTAAAATGGTTAAAGAAAAATATGGTGATGTTGAAAATGAACCAAAAGTAAATTCAGAACAAATCTTATCAAAAATACAAGAATTTGGTAATTTAGGTAAATCTATTTATAAATCTGGTGATTTAAAAGAAACAGCAAAAACACTTTCAGATATTGCTAACGCCGCTAAAGTTCACACTTTAAGAGAAACAGAAGATTGGTTTGACAAAGTTACCGTAAATCGTAATATGAAAGAATTAACAAATTTATCAAAACACTTTAATAAACTATCCGAAGAAGCATCATCAGTTCAACAAAGACTAGAAGCTTTATATGAAGATATGGGTGGTGTATTAGGTCGTTATTATGAATTAAATGAAACACACGACTATGGACACGAATCAGATGATAGTGAAACACCAGAATTAGAAACCGGTGAAGAAAATCCTTATCAAGAACCTATTAAAGATGATGAAATTACAGAAGAAGATACAAAATATGCAAAATTCTTTAAAGGTGCATTGAAAAAATTTGGAGTTTCAACACCAGCAGAATTAGGTGATAAGAAAAAAGAATTTTTTAATTATGTAGATAAAAACTACGCAGCAGAAAACGAAACAGATTAAGAGGTTAAATTGTTAAAGGTTACAGTTAAAGACAACAAAATAGAATACGCTCTAAGAAAACTCAAGAAAAAAGTAAAAGACTCAGGTATATTAATAGAACTACGCGAAAGAGAGTTCTACACTAAACCTTCAGTTAAAAAACGAGAAATGAGAAAAAGAGCAAAGATAAATAATAGAAAATTATCAAATAATCAATAAAAAAAGACTAATTTTTTCATAATTTTATATTTATATGTAAACACAATATCGGTCAATCGACCAGTTCATATATTGTAATTAATCACACTATATTATAGTTCCGAATAACTATACAAATCCAACGGAGAAATAAAATGGATGACATACTAAAAGAAGCAATCGCTGATGCTAAAGCACTACGTGCAACCGCATTAGAGAATGCTAAAATAGCTCTTGAGGAAGCGTTCACACCACGTTTAAAATCTATGCTATCACAAAAAATTCAATCAGAAGTTGAAGACAGTGATACAGAAGGTGAAGTAGGAAGTGGAGATGGACATATGGCAGCTGAAGACGAACACGAAGTCGAAGAAAGAATGCACGGAGAGGACGAAGACGAACTTGAAGAACGCATGAAAGACGAAGACGAAGAAGAAGTCAAAGAAGGCGAACATATGGAAGACGAAACAGAAGACGAAGACGAAGTAAAAGAAGGTGAACATATGGAAGATGAAGAAATGGAAGATGATTCTGAAGTTTCTGAAGACGAACATATGGAAGATGAAGGCGAACATATGGAAGATGAAGAAGATGAACTTGACTTAGAGTCAGTCATTAGAGAACTTGAAGAAGAACTTGACTCATCAGACATAGGTGATGCTGAAAACAAAGAACCATCAGAACGCGCAACAGATTCATCAGAAGTCGGTGCACAAGGACCTGAAGGCGAAGGTGCAGACGAAGAAGGCGGAAAAGAAAATTCTGAAGACGAAGTAGTCAAAGAACCAGTAACAGAAGCTGACGAAATGGAAGATGAAGATGACGATATCGACCTTGAAGAAGTAATCAAAGCTCTTTCTGAAGAAGAAGGAATGGAAGATGAAGAAGAGGAAGATAAGATGGACGAAATGCAAACTACACTTAAAGAATACAAAGAGACAATCGGTTATCTTCGTGAGAAGTTAAACGAAGTTAATTTAATGAACGCTAAACTTTTGTTTACAAACAAATTGTTTAGAGGTTTTGGTTTAAACAACAACCAAAAACTTCAAGTTGTAGAACAATTCGACCGCACTCAAAACTTGAGAGAAATCAAATTAGTTTACACTACATTAGCAGAATCTTTTAAAGGTAATGGTAATAAAAGAGTAAACGAAAGTAAAGGTCAAGCTTCTAAAGCTGTTGCATCTACTGAACCAAAGAAAGAAGTTCTTTCAGAGGGAATGGAAATGAAAAACAGATTTAAGAAATTGGCAAATTTAATTTAAACAATATTAAAATCGGAGAGATATAATGTCAGATATAAATAACATTAGTCAGTTACTTGATGGTAACAATCCACACAAACAATTGCTTGAACAAACAAGACAATTGGTTGACAAATGGGAGCCAACTGGTTTATTAGAAGGTATTGATGCTGAAACTAAAAGAAGTGGTATGGCAGTGTTGCTTGAAAACCAAGCAAATCAACTTGTTACTGAAGCTTCACAAGTAGGAACAGGTTCAAATACTGAACAATGGTCAGGTGTAGCTTTACCATTGGTAAGAAGAATCTTTGGTGAACTTGCAGCACAAGACTTTGTGTCAGTTCAACCAATGAATTTACCATCAGGTCTAATTTTCTATCTCGATTTCAGATATGGAACAGACCAATCAAACTTTGATGCAAATCAAAATGTTCACGGTGTAACATCAGCTTCTGGTGATGCAACTGAAGGTTTATATGGTGCAGGAAAGTTTGGTTATTCTATCAATGATACATCATTAACAATCAACACTGGTTCTTACTCAACAGCGTCGGTTAACTTTAGTGATGTTGATTTTGAACCAACATTAAGTTCATCATTCTCTAACCTAAGACAAGTTATTGTCGCTAAATCAGTATTTACAAATCCTGACTTAGATGGTATTAGAGCATATGAAATTAGTGGTAGTGGTGGTTCACAATTAGACGCAACTTACCCAGCTTACACAAAAACAACTGGTTCAAATATTGCGTTTGTTGTAGACCCAACATCACCAGCAGGTGCCGCATCTCTACACAACTTGTCAGTTGAGTTGAACTTTAAATATCATAAAGCTCCAACAGACACAACAAGAGGTGACTTTGAGGCAACAGCTAGTGGAACAGGTGCAGAATCAGATGCTGGAATTCCAGAAATCGACATAGCATTAAGAAGTATCGCTATCGTAGCGAAAACTCGTAAGTTAAAAGCAGTTTGGACTCCTGAACTAGCTCAAGACTTGAACGCATACCATTCAGTAGATGCTGAAGCAGAACTAACATCACTATTAAGTGAGTACATTTCAATGGAAATTGATTTAGAAATTCTTGATATGTTGATTGCAGGTGCTTCCGCTAAAACAGAAAGATGGTCAGCATTCGTAGGTCGTGAGTTTGAAGGTGGTTTATTCAAAAACACTGCTACAAACGCAAGTGCTTACACAAAAGGTGAATGGTTCCAGACACTTGGAAACAAGATACAATCAGTATCTAACGCAATTCATCAGAAAACTCTAAGAGGAGGAGCTAACTTTATAGTAATCTCACCTGAAACTGCAACAATCCTAGAATCTATTCCTGGATATGCAACAACTTCAGATGGTGCTGTAGATAGTTCTTACGCAATGGGTGTTCAAAAAGTTGGTCTATTAAACAATAGATTCAATGTATACAAGAACCCTTATATGCAAGAAAATCAAATCCTTGTTGGATTTAGAGGTTCAAACTTCTTAGAAACTGGTGCTGTGTATTCACCATATGTACCGTTAATTATGACACCACTTGTTTACGACCCAACTAACTTCACACCTAGAAAAGGCGTGATGACCAGATACGCTAAGAAAATGGTTCGTCCAGAATTCTATGGTAAAGTCATAGTTGCAGATGTAGACAAAGTGTAATAAATAACATTACAGAAGTCGAGTAGTTAATTTTTAATTAACAACTAAAAAAAACCCCCAGTTCGCTGGGGGTTTTTTGTTTGTTATAATAGTGGTTTTTATAAGTTTCTTATATTTATTTCTAAGGAGAGTTCTATGGAAAAACATTACATATATAAAATGACAAGTCCAAGTGGAAAATCATACATTGGAAGAACAAAAGATTTTGACCAAAGAATGAAACAACACGAAGGTCGTTCATTAAAAAATAAAAACAATAAAGCATTATACAATGCTATTCAGAAATATGGTTGGGATAATTTTACTAAAGAAATTATAGCAGAAGTATTATCAGACGATGCGCCACAAATAGAAGAAATAATGATGATAAAATATAACTCAGTTAAACAAGGTTATAATATGACTTATGCTACTATGGGTGGAGATGTTTGGGAAGGTAGACGAGATACACAAGAGTATAAAGATTATATAGAACATCAGAGAGAAATACAATCTGGTGAAAATAATGGTTTTTATGGAAAAACTCATACCGAAGAAAATAAAAAGAAGATGACACAGGTAGGTTATCAAAACGGAATGTTCGGTAAAAAACACTCAGACGAAGCAATTCAAAAACAAAAACAAAAAGCCAAAGGTCGTTTTTCATTAGATTGGTATATTGATAGAAATGGTAAAGAAGAAGGAACCAGATTGTATGAAGAACGAAGACAATTCTTAAAAAACAGAAATCTCAAGAAAGATAAATACGGTCGTTTTATATCAAAAAGTCAATAAATTGATATTTATTAATGTATATACAACAAGACTATTAATAGGAGAATTTTAATGGCTCAAGAACCAATATGGCCCGGTTCAGGTTCAGCAGTTAGTGGTAATACACCATTTGGATTTTATGATACAGACTCGGCGTTTCAAACAGAAGCTCCAAAGTTTGCAACTTGGTGTGCACAAAGATTAGGTTATCCACTAATGAATGTAGAATTACAAGACAAACAATTTTATGCTTGTTTAGAAGAATCTATATCTGAATATAGTGCTCAAATAAATCAATTTAATATTAAAGACAATTTATTATCACTACAAGGTCAACCAACATCATCAAACTTAACTCACAAACGAGTAACCCCGAACTTAGGTAGAAGTGTATTCTTATCACAAGCTTACGGAACAGAAGCCGGAGTTGGTGGTTTAGTTGAAGTGAAGTCAGGTTCAGTAGATGTTGTTAGTGGTTCTCAAACTTATGATTTAAATGCTCTATGGGCAGATGTAAGTGAAAGTGGTAATGCAATAGAACTACAAAAAGTGTTTTATGAAGAAACACCAGCAGTTCAACGATATTTTGACCCGTATGCTGGAACTGGTGCTGGAACAATGAATTTATTAGACCAATTTGGTTTTGGTAATTATTCACCAGCAGTTACATTTTTAATGATGCCAGTTTACGCTGATATGTTGAGATTACAAGCCATTGAATTAAATGACCAAATTAGAAAATCAGCATATTCATTTCAATTAAGAAATAACAAACTAAGAATATTCCCAAGACCAGATTCTTCTTATAAACTACATTTTGAATATGTGGTTCGTTCAGATAGAGATAATGCGTTAATAACAGAATATTCAGGAAGTTCAGATGTAATTTCCGACTTTTCTAATGTTCCTTATGATAATATGAAGTTTACAAATATTAATGATGTAGGAAAACAATGGATTAGAAAATATGGATTAGCACTAACAAAGGAATTATTAGGTATAGTAAGGAGTAAATATGGAGCTATCCCGATACCTGGTGCTGAAACAAGCTTGGACGGAGACACTTTGAGGTCAGAAGCGTCAGCCGAAAAAGAAGCTCTTGTTACACAACTCAGAGAAATACTTGAACAATCTTCTCGTAAAGCACTTATGGAAGCAGACAAAGACGAATCCGAGTTCCTACAAGAAAAACTTAAAAAAGTCCCGTATCCAATCTACATAGGTTAGGAGTGAGAGATGGCAAACCCACGATTTTTCGGAAAAAATGATTTAGACACATTTGATAGAGTTAATAAAGAACTTATCGGTGATTTAAATAATGCGAATAGTGGAATCATTGACCAGACTGTAATTGTTTATAAAATATCAACTAACAATACAGAAACTAATATGTATGGTGAAACAACAGACGGAAAGGTATTTAAACCAGGTGTTGAAATAGCTTGTTTAGTTGAAGCCGAAGATATGGCATTTAATACAGATGAATTTGGACCAGACTTAAGACAGAATGCAACATTTTCATTTGTAAGACAATCTCTAAGAGATGTAAGTTTAGTATTGGAAGTAGGAGATATAGTTGAATGGTTTACCGCTTATTGGGAAATCAATAATGTAAATGAAAACCAATTAGTTGGTGGACAATATAAACAACTAGACGGACAACATATTCATTCAGTCATTTGTAGTGCTAACTTGTTAAGACGAAGTAATCTTAACATTGAAGAAGTGAGAAGTATTTAATGGAACGAAGTAAAACTTTACCAAGAACAGAAAAAATATTAACAACACAAACTAACTTTAACAGAGGATTCGATACAAGTCGTAAAGATGACAATGTAAAAAATTATTCAGTTGGTTTGTTAGATATTGATGCCGCTGTTATGTATTATTTTAGAGAAGTAATAAAACCAGAAGTAATAGATAATGGTCAAAAAGTCAAGGTTCCTGTTTATTATGCAAATCCAGAAAGATGGAAATCAATTCAAAAACTTGGATATCTAAGAGATGTTAAAGGTCAATTTATTACACCACTTTTAATTTTCAAAAGAACATCAGTATCAAGAGAATCAAATAATGCTTTTCTAACACCTTCATTACAACCAGTAACTGAAGGTTCTAACTACACATTTAAAAAGAAATTTTCTAATCAAAATAGATTTACACAAACTTCTACATTGTTTGAAAATGACGAACCATTAGAAGAAGTTTATAATGTAACTATTCCAAGTTATGTTACAATAAATTATAATTGTATAGTGTTTACACCTTATATAGACCAAATGAATAAAATTATAGAAAAAATAAGTTGGTCAAAAAATTCTTATTGGGGTGAACCTGATAAATTTAAATTTAAAGCTGGTATATCAACATTTACAGATGCTTCAGAATTTGAAGGAGAAAGAATTATAAAAACAACATTTGATTTAAGTATGAAAGGATATTTATTACCAGAATCATTTAATAGTATCGTCAATACACAAAAAGAATATTCAAAAAGAATTGGGTTAGAATTAGGAGTTGAATAATGGCCGATAGAACAAAACCATTACCAAGAACACAGAGAAGACTTGAAGGTAGAGAACTCAATAGAGGACTACAAAAAGGTAGAGGTTCTGAAACAAACCAAAGAAAAGATAATGTAAAAAATGTATCTATTGGTTTAATGGATGTTGATGCGGCTATAATGTATTATTTCAACGAAGTTATAAAACCAATGACAACAATCAACGGACAAGAAGTAAAAGTTCCTATTTATTATGCTAACGCGGAAAGATGGAACTCAATACAAAAACAAGGTTATGTTCGTGATGTTAAAGGACAATTAGTTACACCATTAATTGTTTTTCGTAGAGTTTCAATGGAAGCAAATGAAACAATGCCGGTTGACAAATTAGATGCTAATGACCCAAAACAATTTTATACATTTGAGAAAAAATATTCACAAAATCAACGATATGATAGATTTTCAGTAGTTCAAGGTATGTTAAACTCAAAAGAATATTATACTACTGCTGTCCCAGATTATATGAATCTAAATTATGAAGCAATAGTTTGGACACCTTATATTGAAGAAATGAATAGGATTATTGAACAAATAAATTTTTCTGAAGGAGCATATTGGGGAGAACCAAACAAATTTAAATTTTTATCATCAATAGATTCATTTGAAGATGCAACAGAAATGGGGGATAATGAAAGAATTATCAAAACAAACTTTAATATGAGTTTTAAAGGATATTTAATTCCAGAAGCATTTAATGAGTTTATAAACACACAAAGATTTTTCTCACCAAAACAAGTTGTGGTGAATGATGAAAGTGGTTTGTCCATATCATCAGTATTTTCACCCGATAGTAGAGCAGAAACTGTAAGAATATTTACAACTGGTAATTCATCATTACCAAGTGGATTAGGAAGTGCAACAGACTTTATTAGAGGTGTATCAACCGGAACCGGTAATCAAGCACAAGACTTAGAATTTACAAATACCTTTGGTGGTGATACTTTTTATGTAATGAGAGGTGGTGGTGCACCAACTTCTTCAAAAGATGACAAAGCACTATTATCGGTTTCTAATGCAAATTCAACTTATAATTTAAAATCATTTAGGGTAAGTGGTAGTCAATCATCATCTTTATCAGCAAGTCAAGGACAAGTTTATCAACCAACTTTAGAAACTGATAGAAGAATAATGAGCCAATCAGTTCAAGTAAAATTAAATGGATTAGAATTATCATCTGCTGATAATCAAATAGGATTTTCAAGTGGATTTGATTATTTTGTTTCAAGTTCTTTAAAAGAAGTAGTGATTAGAAAAAGACAATCAGATAATTCAGGATTTACAATAAAAAATACAGATTTTGTAACTATTATATTTCAAAGTGAGATAACATAATGACACAAAGAGAAATAGACAAAAGAACCGGTTTAAAAGGAAGAACAAGACAATTTACATTTCCAGTAAGTGAATCATCTTTTTCAGGTGATAGAGTTATGTTTAATGATACCGGAAGTATAACACTAGGTTATTCTTTTGATAATAAAAATGGTATTCCAACCGTAGATACAGATTTAATTCATTTGTCTAGTGCCAATGAAAGATATTATCAACAACAAGAACATTTTGTATTCTCGGATAGAACTGATTCCACAACTAAATATAATGAGTTTACACCAACAATAGCTGACAATTATCGTATCAGAAATGGGTCGTTACGAATATTTATTAATGGTATAGAACAATTGTCTAATGTTGACCAAACTCAGTCAGCATCAGCAGATTTTTTCATAGATACAACACAAACAAAATTTAGGGTTAACAAATTAACATTTGATAATTTTGGAATGGAGTTAAAAAGCGGTTCAGTAATAATAGAAAATGACCCAAGTTTTTTACCACCAACTTTAACAGGAGACGGAAGTGAATCTTCCATAAAAATTAGTTTTCAAAGAGAGGCGTCAGTATGAGTTTAATTGATTTAACAACACAAGCACAAGCCCCACAATCAGGTGGTTTAACTTTACAAAGTTCAGCAGTAACTAGTTCTTTAACAGGACTATACACATTAGAATTTGACCAAGTTAATGTAGACAATCTTGGAACCGGTAGTTTAGATATTGGTTCAGCCAATACATTTACAGCCGGTAAAATAAAAATAAACCACCCAACAGACCCAGTAATTTTAGATTCCAATGACAATACCGTAATAGAAGTATTGACTAGTGGAGTTCCAAGTGGTAGTGTAAAAATATACGGAGATTTAATTGTTCAAGGTTCATCATCATTTAATAATGTTGAAAGATTTGCAGTAGAAGACCCAATTATAGATTTAAATTTTACAGGTTCAACAGCTTTATCATCAACAGATTCCGGTTTAAGAGTTGGTAGAGCAGGTTCAACAAATGCACAATTACTATTTGACCATAGTGAAACCAGATGGGCTATAGACAATGCCGCAGGAAGTAATATAAATATTGTTGGAACATCAACAACCGATACATTAACCAATAAAACAATCACGAGTTTAGCAACCTCGACAATGGGTTCAGCCGCTAACTTAACATTTAGTGGAGACGGAGAAGTATTAGGATTACCGGCTAATCCGACAACTCAAGGTTCAGCAGTTTCAAAAGCCTATGTAAACGCTCAATTAACCGGAAGTGTAAGTTCATCAGGAACAG